TCCCCCAAGGAAGGGGCCGATGGCCCCCCGGGCTCCGCCCCGCCTCGCCCGCCACAAGCGGGCTTTAGGCAGTAGAAGGGGATGCCTTTCGGAAAGGACGGATCAGAAATGGCGAAAAGGTTTTACATCGCCTACGGCAGCAACCTCAACATCCCGCAGATGCGGGGGCGCTGCCCTGGGGCGACCATTGTCGGCACTGCGGTCATCAAGGACTACCGCCTACTGTTCAGGGGGAGCAAGACTGGTTCCTACCTCACCATCGAACCATGGGCGGGTGGCCGGGTACCGGTGGCGGTGTGGGAGGTCACGGCGGAGGACGAGCGCAGCCTCGACCGCTACGAGGGGTACCCCGCGTTCTACCGCAAGATTGGAATGGAGCTGGAGGTGGCACTGGCTGACTCCAGCGAGGTGCGCACCCTGGAGGGGTTCGCTTACGCCATGTACGCAGACAGGCCCCTCGGAACGCCCAGTAATTCCTACTTCACCACCTGCGCCCAAGGGTACCGGAGCTTCGGCTTCGACCCACGTACCCTGCTGGACGCATACGCAAATAGTAGAAGGGAGGCAGTTTTATGCACGGCAAAACAGTGAGTGAGCGCGTCTGCCCTAGGTGCGGGCGGACATACACCGGACGCTCCGCTACGGCTAGGGACAACAGCGGTCCCATCTGCCCGGACTGCGGAACGCGGGAGGCACTGGAAAGCATCGGTGTAGGCGCGGATGAGCAGGAGCGCATCCTTGACACCATCCATCGGCACCAGATGTAAACATGACCGGCGAGACGGCGGACGGCCCGAATCGGGGCCGTCCGCCTGTTTTGTGCTGCTATTTTCCAGAAAGGACGATAAAGTTGTCAAGAAACAGAACGATTGAAGAAACCCCCGGCTATTGCAAAGCAGAGGATCTGGCGAGCCTGTTCGCCCTGTCCAGCCAGAGCATCCGTCAGCTTACCAGGGATGGCGTGCTGAAGAAAAGGGACACCCCCGCCGGGAAACGCTATAACGTGGTGGAGTCCACCCGGACCTATGTGCAGTACCTTCGGGATAAGGCGGCTGGCCGCAACGATACCCTGGAGCGGGAGGCTCTGGAGGCCAAGGTGCGTCTCAAAATGGCCAAGGCCAAGATTGCCGAGCAGGAGGCTCAGGAAATCCACGGGTGGCCGGCCTGATGGAATATCGGTCATACGGCGCAAAGGGGGCGTATAGGGGGAAGGTGGTGGCATGGCAAATGAGAAAAATCTAATACCGTTTACCAGCGACCAAAGCCACGACGAAGCCGTGAAAAACGGCAAGAAGGGCGGTGTGGCCTCCGGGGTGGCCAGACGGCGGAAAAAGACCATGCGGCAAACGCTGAACGCGCTGCTGGGTGCCGGCCTGGACGTCAGCGAACAGGAGTTTGTGGAGAAAGTCACGCCGCGTCTGTTGGCGCTCGGCATTGATGTGGGGGACGCCACCTATCAGGATGTGCTGATTGCCGGTATCCTGCTGAAGGCGATCCGGGGTGACGTCCGGGCCGCCGAGTTTATACGGGATGTAGCCGGGGACAGCCCCTATCTGGAAATCAAGCGGCAGGAGCTGAAACTGCGGAAGGAAGAACTGCGGTTCAGGCAAGAGCAGGAGGCCAAGAAGTCTGAGGGCGGGACAATGGAGGCTAAAATCGCAGAAGCCTGGGTAAAGGCCCTCCTGGAGGAGGCCGGGGAAGATGGATGAGGCGAGGATGGTAGAACTGTTTCGGGTCAAAAAACGCCTATACCGAAAGGACCCGGTCCTGTTCGCCGGTGAGGTCATCAAGTATGTGCCGGATCAGTGGCAGGCGGACACACTGCACGATTTGGCTGATCCAACGTGCCGACGCGTCAGCGTTCGCTCCGGTCAGGGCGTGGGCAAGACGGCGACCGAGGCCGTGGCTCTGCTTTGGTTCCTGTCCTGCTTCCCTTACGCCCGTGTGGTTGCAACCGCCCCCACGCGGCAGCAGCTTAACGATGTGCTGTGGTCCGAGGTCGCCAAGTGGCAGGCGCAAAGCCCCCTGCTGTCTGGTCTGCTGAAATGGACAAAGACTTATGTGTATGTGGTTGGCATGGAGAAACGCTGGTTTGCTGTGGCGCGGACAGCCACCAAGCCAGAGAATATGCAAGGTTTCCACGAGGAAAATATGCTGTTCATCGTGGATGAGGCATCCGGCGTTGCGGAGCCTATCATGGAAGCCGTCCTTGGTACCCTGTCCGGCCCCAACAACAAGCTCCTGATGTGCGGCAACCCCACCAAGACAAACGGCACCTTCTACGACAGCCACACCAACCCCAACGTGCGGCCGCTCTACCGTGTGCGCCGGGTATCCTCCCGGGACGTATCCCGCACGGACAAGGAAAACATCGAAATGTTGGAGCGCCGCTACGGGAAGGAGAGCAATGTTGTCCGGGTCCGTGTAGATGGTGAGTTCCCGCTGCAAGAGGATGATGTGTTCATCCCCATTCAACTTGCCGAAGCGTCGGTAAACCGGGAGCTGGAAAAGCCAACGGCAAAAATCAGCCTCGGCGTGGACGTGGCCCGGTTCGGTGACGATGAAACGATTATCGCCCAGAATGCCGGCGGGGATGTGACCCTGCCAGTAATCCGCCACGGTCAAAACCTGATGCGGACTGTCGGGGATATCGTTCAGCAGTATCACAGAATACTAGATGACAACCCCAACTATTATGGGACCATCCCGATCATCATCGATGACACGGGACTGGGCGGCGGGGTAACGGACCGCCTGACAGAGGTACGAGCGGAACAGCGGCTTTCCCGCATGGAAATCGTCCCTGTCAACTTTGGCGGGAAAATCCCGGACAAGGAAGCGGCCAAGTGGTATGGAGATATCACATCCTATATGTGGTCCACCGTTCGGGACCGGCTGACAGACGGAACACTGAAGCTCCCCGACGATTCTGAGCTAATCGCGCAGTTATCCGTTCGGAAGTACGCGCTCAACAGCAGCGGGAAAATCGTGCTGGAGAGCAAGAAGGAAATGAAAAAACGAGGGCTTTTCTCCCCAGACCGAGCGGACGCTGTGGCACTGAGCTGCTTCCTCCGTAAAACCGCTGCGGCGGTTCCCCCGAAGGACTCGGGTGGCCTGGCAAAGGAAAGCTATTGGAGGCGATGACCCTTGCGAAAAGAGTACGGTCGGATCGGCCAAAACCGCTACGGCGGTATTTTCTTTGAGGAATTCCTGCCGGAACTTCGCGGCACAAAGGGTGTGCAGGTCTATCAGGAGATGAGCGAGAACGACGAGACCGTCGGCGCCATTCTCTTTGCCATTGAAATGCTGATGCGGCAATGTGATTTCACCATTGAGCCGGGAGGCAATGAAAAAGCGGACTGGGACGCGGCGGAGTTCGTGGAGCAGTGCATGAACGATATGCAGATGACCTGGACAGACACCCTGTCCGAGATTTTGTCCTTCCTGACCTACGGCTGGAGCTATCACGAAATCGTGTACAAACTCCGCTGCGGCAGGACGAAGAACCCGGAAACCAGCAGCAAATATGACGACGGACTCATCGGCTGGCGCAAGCTGCCCATCCGAGCCCAGGAGACGCTGTATCAATGGGAGTATAGAGACAATTCGGATGACCTGATTGGCATGACCCAGATGCCGGCCCCGACCTTCCAGCGGCTGACCATCCCCCTGGGCAAGGCCCTGCACTTCAAGACCAAGAGCCGAAAGGACAACCCAGAGGGCCGGTCCATCCTGCGCAACGCCTACCGCCCCTGGTATTTCAAAAAGCGGATACAGGAGATCGAGGGCATCGGCATCGAGCGGGACCTTGCGGGCTTCCCAGTGCTGTACACGCCGGACAGTGTGGATCTCTGGGACCCAAACAACCCAGACGCCGCACAAACCCTGGCTCGAGCGGAGGCTATCGTCTCTGGGGTGCGCCGGGACGCCCGGGAGGGCATTGTTCTCCCCGGCGGGGAAAACGGCTGGAAGTTTGAGCTGCTGTCCACCGGGAGCCGCCGGCAGTTTGACACGAACCAGGTGATCGACCGCTACGACAAGCGCATCGCCACGACGGTCCTTGCGGATTTCGTCATGCTGGGTCAGCAGGCAGTGGGTTCCTTCGCTCTGGCCAGCAGTAAGACCAAGATATTTGCCCTGGCTATCGGAACCTACCTGGATATTATTTGTGAGGTATTCACCAACCAAGCGATCCCCCGATTGATCGACCTGAACGGAGAGCATTTTAAGGGTTTAACCGGATACCCCAAGATGGTACACGGCGACATAGAGGACACCGACCTCGGCCCCTTCGGAACATTCATCCAGCAGATGGTGAGCATCGGAGCGGTTCAGCCCGACGATGAACTAGAGGACTTCATTCGGCGCACCGCTGGATTGCCTGAAAAGCGCGGCAGCGAGCCCAGAGACGCCCCCAAACGCCAGGTACACACATCCAGGGGAACTACCACTGGCGATGATGAAAAAGACGTGCTGGAAGCTCTGGAGGCCAAGAAAAGCCTGGGGAGGTCCGTCCATGAGTAAAGAACTTGTGGGATTGATGAGAAAAAGCCCGACGAAAAGCAAGCTGCGTTCCTTTCTGGATGAAAAGGAACCGGAGCTTGCTTCTTTTCTGCAAACACTATGGCACAACCAAGGCCGGGCGATCACATACAAAGAGTTACGAGAGGCAATTCTGAGCGGCGAAATGAGTCCCGCATGGCTGGAAGAATGGCAGCAGGACTATTCCCGTTTTGTGACGAAGCACCTGCTGCCCATGTGGCTGGCGGCTATGGAGGCTGGTACGAAGGAACTGCCGGAAATGCGGTCCGGGTGGAGGTTCAACCCTATGGCGGAAGGTGCGCAGCGGTGGGCCAGCCGCAGAGGCGCGGCCTTCGTCACCAACAGTACCCAGGCTCAGTTGGATGGGCTGCGGGCGGTGATTGGCCATACAGTACGGGAGGGTATGACGGTGGACGAGCTGGCACGAGCGGTGCGGCCTATGATCGGGCTGACCTATCAACAGTCCATCGCCAACGCAAACTACCTACAGTCTATGCTGAAGAGCGGGATGAGCGAGAAGAAGGCCACGGAAAAGGCCATTCTCTATGCCGCCCGGCAGCACCGCTACCGGGGATACAATATCGCCCGTACCGAGCTGGCCTTTGCCTACAACCAGGGGGCTTTGCAGGGAGCGAGGCAGGCCCAGGAGCAGGGCTATCTGGGTGAGGTGGTCAAGGTCTGGCGGACTGCAAACGATGATATCCCGGACACCAGTCCGGACTACCATCGCTATCGAAACCAGGGCTTAAACCCCCGGAGGACCAGACGCGGTATGGCAATCGGACGGATCTGCGATACCTGCGAATCCTTGGACGGGACGCGGATTGAGCTGGATGAGGATTTCCCGTTCCCCACGAAACTGACGATGCCAGGGATACGAGAAGGTCCTCCGGCCCATCCGTCCTGCCGATGCAGCATTCAGATTGTAGAAGTTTCTCCGCCGCTACCAGGAATGGATGGTTTACAGGATGCGCAGAGGTATGATATAATTGAAGAACTTCCAGGGCAGCTTAGAAATGCAGCCGGGATTCCGATTATTGAGGCAGAACACATAGACGCAACATATACGCCGAACAGTATCACGCAGGTCACTCATAAAAGAGGCGGGATAGACCGAAACTATTATGGGCCTGACGGGAAGTGGACCAAACAAGTCAGCAATAATGGGCATGGAAATGCGAAACATCACCCGTATGGAAAGCATGGGGAGCATGCACATGATGTTGTCTGGGAGCAGGGCGTAATTGTTGACCGTCCAATACGGGAACTCAGTGAACAGGAACGAAAGGAGAACGCTGATATACTATGACCGCTTCGGATTTAGCAAATAGGATAGATTCTCTCCTCTCTCACATTTTATTTCGTTACCATGGAGAAGACTGCGGCATTGACCCATTTAACAGGCAGAATATTGATCTTTGGTACGGTGAGCACTGGTCCAATATGAAAAGTGTTGACGAAGTTATGACGACGCCTTTCTTTGATGGAAAGTGTCTGGCTGAGATTGCAGATGAAATTGAAATTTATGAGTCCTGAAAAGCATCGAATGGAAAGATTCGGTGCTTTTCTTATGCCCACATACGAAAACGTACCAGGAGGTGAAGAATGTGGCAGATTTCAAAATCCTGAAATCGGAGGAACGCCGGCTGGCGTTTGGCTGGGCTTCTGTGTCGGTTACAACCGACGGGACACCCCTGATCGACCATCAGCAGGACATTATTGACCCAGAGGATTTAGAGAGCGCGGCTTATGAGTATGTCCTTAACTTCCGGGACTGCGGCGAGGAGCACATCCCAGACTTGCGGAAAAAGGCCCGTCTGGTAGAGAGCTGCGTTTTTACCGAAGAAAAGCAAGCAGCAATGGGCATCCCTTCCGGGACTTTGCCTGTGGGCTGGTGGATCGGCTTCTATGTGGACGATGACGCCGCCTGGGAGAAGATCAAGGACGGCACATACAAGATGTTCTCTATTGAGGGAACCGCGCGGCGTGTGCCGGTGTAAAGGAGGTGATCCCGATGACCACGAAGCTAAAAGACCTGCGTCTGACCAGCGTTGATCTGGTGGGCGCGGGCGCGAATCAGGAGGCGGATATCTGTCTCTACAAGAGCGCCGCCGGACCTCCTGCCGGGGAGCCGGGGCCGAACGAGGCGGAGCGATTTGACGAGATCGAGGAAGTGCTGAGCGACCGCTACGATGAAATCACAGAAGTGTAAGAGTCACCCGTCCGGGTGATTTTTTATGCCCATCACAAGGAAAGGAATGGTTATCTATGAGAATCGACAAGAGCAAATTCTCCCCCGAGGAGCTGGCGCAGTATACCGCGCTGGTTGCCAAGGCAACTGTGCCGGATAATGAGTCCGACCCGAGCGGGAACCCCGCGCCTGAATCTGCCCCGGCCGGCGGCGAGACCAATAAAGGGGAGCCCACACAGAAGGGCGCCCCCTCTCCCGGTACGGCACCAGAGAACCCCGCGCCCAGCGGTGATCCCTCCCCGGAGGATACTAAGAAGTCCGAGGTTCCGCCTGCGCTGGCCGCTGCCTTGGAGCGCATGGAGCAGATGGAGAAGTCCATCGAGATGAAGGGCCTGGAAGAACTGGCGAAGAAGTACGAGCCAATGGGTGAGAAGCCTGCCGAGCTGGCCGCTACCCTCTACGGTTTGAAGAAGTCCAGCACGGCCAGCTATGACGCCTACCTCAAGCTCCTGGACAAGAACCTGGAGCTTTTTGAGAAGTCTGGCCTGTTCGGCGAGATCGGCAAGTCCGGCAATCGCGGCGGAGGCGGCTCTGTGATTGAGAAAATCCACGCTGCCGCCGCTGAGCTCCAGAAGGCGGACCCCACCATGGATCATACCATGGCGGTCGCCAAGGCCTGGGAGACGCACCCGGAGCTGGTGCAGGAATATGACGCCGAGTACGGCGTTCAGTGAGAAAGGAGAGCCGCATGGATTATTTTGCAGCTTCGATCAATGAAAGCCCGGTACTCGTTTTGAAGGCGGGGGCGGAGCTTGCTAATGTCGGCGGTAAGGCCATTGGCTTTGACGCCGACGGGAAAGCCGTATTGGCCAGCGCGGACAGTATTGCCATTGGTGTGGCCTTGCTGACCAACGAGGAAAGCATTCCTGTTGACGGGGACGTGTATGTGCAGTATAAGGACATCGGCCTTGTTGAGACCGGCGGGGCCGTTACTCCGGGTGACAGGCTTTCACCTGGGGAGGCTGGTGCGCTGACCAAGGCTGCGAGCGGCGCGTATATCGCCATCGCCTTGCAGCAGGCCTCCGCCCCTGGCGCTCTGGTACAGGCTGTCATCGAGCGCGGCACTGCCGCGAATGCTTAAAGGAGGACAACGATATGAACGGAACCAGCCCCGGCGCCATCGCGGCCCAGATCGCAAAAGGCGCATTCAAGCCCAACATCTACCTGACGAATCTCTCCATGGCGTACTTCCAGGACGCAGCCCGGTATGTGGCAAAATCTATCTTCCCCATTTGCCCGGTGCAGCTGTCCAGCGCCAGATATTACATCTTCGATAAGGCTTCCCTTCTGCGGGACAACGTGGCCCCGAAGCCCCAGTTCGGCAAGGTCACGCCTGCGCAGATGGGCCGTTTCGATGAGTCCTACAACTGCCAAGTGGACCAGGTCATTGTCGGTATCGACCAGATCAGCACGCTCAACTACCAGCGTACCGGCGCTCCCGGCGCAGCCGATCCCCGCCGGGCCAAGGTGAAGTTTATTGCCGAGCAGATGAACCTCCACCAGGATATCGTCTTTGCGGAGAACTTCTTCCAGGCTGGAATCTGGAAGAACGAGTGGACCGGCGACACCGCTTACAACGCCACGGCCAAGACCTTCATCAAGTTCACGGACGACAACTGCGACCCCGTGAAGCTCTTCGACGACCTGTGCACGGAGATCGAGCAGAACACCGGCCGCCGGCCCAACCGCCTTGGCCTGGGCAAGGCAACCTTCAACGCCCTCAAGAACCACCCAGGCGTGGTGGAGCGGGTGAAGTACGGCGGCGCTACCGCCAATCCCGCCACCGTCAATGAGCGGGTCCTGGCGGAGCTGTTCGGCTTGGAGAAGGTGGTGGTGCTGTCCTCCATCTACAACAAGGCGGGTCTGGGCGAGGCAGAGGACATGGACTTTATCTGCGACCCCAACGCCGCCATTCTGGCCTATGCCACCAACACCCCCACCATCGACGAGCCTTCCGCTGGGTACATCTTCACCTGGGATATGCTGGGTGATGGGCAGTATATGCCCGTCCTTCAGTACCCGGGCGAGAATGGGACCCACACGGAATTCGTCGAGGGTCTGTTCGCCGCCGACATGAAGAAAACAGCGGACGATCTGGCGATCTTCCTCAAGGACTGCGTGTAAAGGAGGCAGCTATGGCCTTTATCGCCTTAAAACCCTGTTCCTTCGCCGGAAAGTCGTTTCGGATTGGGGAGCAGGTCCCCCATGATTTGGTCCTGCCTGAAATGAAGCGGAGGCTCATTTCCATGGACTTTCTCGTGGAAGTATTCACGGCGCAGCCTGCGCCTGAACCGGAGAGCACTCCACCTGCGGGAGAGGACGGCGCCCCGCCCGAGCCGAAGGAAAAGTCTAAGCGCCCCCGGGCAAAGGCGGGGGATGCCTGATGGCGACCTACAGTTATAACCCGCTGAACCTGGCCCAGGAGGGCGTAGATAAGATGCGCTTTGAGCTGGGGGACACCGTAGTTGACGCAGAGGGCCTATCCAGCCCTCTGTGTGACGAAGAGTATGCCGCCATGCTGGGCCAGCACAAGGAGTGGCGGCGGGCCAAGATCGCCTGCCTCCGGGCCATTGTGATGAAGCTGGCCTATGAGGTAGACACCAGCGTGGACGGACTCTCCTACTCCCTGCATCAGCGCTTCGAGCGTTGGAAAGCCATGCTAGACGAGGAGGAAAAGAGGGCGGTTCCCGGCGTTCCCATCGTCCACGACGGGGCGCTCCCGCCCCACGGCAGCACCCCATACTTCTACAACGATCTGCACGCCAACCCGCGCAGGTTTTAGGAGGGATGTTTTATGTTTCGGGGCTTTTTACGGCCCGGTCAGGGATTCCGGCGCTACATGGTCCTGAAGCGCATTGGAGGCCTGTCCACCAACGGCAGGCCCCGCCCGGAGCGATACGAGCCGTCGGGAGAGATTTTCGGGATCATCTCCCAGGCGACCCCCAAGGAGCAGGAGCAATGGAAACAGGCGGGTCACCCGGTTACCCACAAGGTCATCCAGCAGGGGACAACGGGCCGGGCAGAGCCGATGGACGTGCTAGAGTTGTCCGTACAGGATCAGGTCCGGCGGTTCCTGGTCCAGGGCATCCACGACCCCGCCGAGCTGGGGCATTTCACCACCTACTTTACAGAGGAACGGAGGGATTTGCAGTGAGCGCAAGCGCTGAGTTTCGAGCGGAATTGAACGCCGCCACCAAGAGAATCCAACAGCAGATGCGAAGCCGCTGCGTCCGATCCTCTTATGAACTGCGCAATGCGGCCATTGATGTTTTGGGCAGTGCCGGGGGCGGACGGGTGTATGGCATACCTGCCACCAAGCGGCGGTATGTTGCGTCCGCTCCCGGTCAGCCGCCCGCCGTACGTACCGGGGCTTTCCGAAATAGCTGGACCCCGTCCTCGCAAGTATCCGGAAGCAGCTATATCTCCCGCATCGAAAGCCGCCTGAATGTCAACGGCTATGTTCTCGGTGAGCTGTTGGAAAACGGGACATCTAAAATGGCGGCGCGGCCCCATCACGACAAAATCAAGGAACAGGCATTGCCGAACATCAAGCGGATTTACGGTGAGCCGTACACCTAAGGAGGGATGGTATGCTGGATAAAGCAATCCTAAGCCATTTGCGGCAAAACGAGCTCCTTGCACAGCGATTGACAGTTTACGCTGATGTCTTGGCGATTTTCAACCAGAGCGCACCGCCGGACACAGATGATTTCTGGACGCGGGGGCCGCAATATCCCCGCATCGTGTTCACCCTGGACACCCAGGATGACGCGGCCCGGGCGGTAGGTGGGAAGCTCCTGATTGACGTTCAGTGCCAAAACGGCAAGCATATCCCGGAGGACTTTGAAGCAATCGTTCGCGAGTGGGTGGACGGTTGCTTTTTCAGTGACGGCGGCAGCACCATGGCCGCCCAGTGGCAGGAGTCCCGTTACTTCACAGAGCCAACAGATGCCGTCTGCGGGGTGACGCTTTCCTTTGCTCTGCTGGCTTTCCCGATGCTCACAACACAAGAGCCTGATGTGATTGCCCGGATCAATCAGTGGACGGCGGCAGCATTCCCGGAGCTGCTTGTCCTGGGGGAAAGCGTACTGCCTGATACCTGGAGGCCCCGGATGAGAGAATCCGCCGTGTACTGGCGTCTCACAGGTGTCAAGCCCGCCGGTTGGATACCCGATACTCACCAGACCATCTGGCGCACCGCGACCCTCAAAGGGCACGTTTTTGCCGCCGATATCAGCACAGCGACGGCCCTGTCCAACGAGATCATCCACTGCCTGGACTGCGCCAGACGCCTTGTGAAGGAGGGTGAAACACAGATCATGGTCAATCAGGCAAACAGTGTTGATGCCGGGGCTGACGCTCTCCATACAGGGCAGATCACCGTTGAGGTAACCTTCGGGCGCATCATTCCCCGGCCTTCGGCTGAGTCACTGAAAAACATCCACTACACATGAAAGGAAACATTGCTATGGCGAAACATACGGAACCCGCAGTCCAGGAAATGGCCGCTGCGCCTCCCGTGCCGCCGGTGAACAGAGCGGAGCCGCTCTACACTGCCGCGCAGCTGGCGGACGGCCATCGGGAGTTCAGCACCTCCCGGGCCATCGTGGCCTGTGCTCTGCGTCTGGCAGGCAAGGACAAGGCCACCCTGACGGAGGCCAGGAAGATCGTTGACACATTCCGAAAGAAAGAGGTGAAGTAAATGGCGATCTTTTACAAAGAGGGAGAAGAGAAGCTCCGCCCAGGTGTTTACCAGCGGTATTCCAACATTGGGACGGAACGAACTTCCAGCGCCCAGGACGGTATCTGCGCCATTCCCATCCAAGCCAAATGGGGGCCGCTGGGCAAGGTGGTTCAGAATTCCGCTGCCAGTGATCTGAGCAAGAACTATGGCACGGGCGAGTACGGTTCCGGCTACACGGTCCCCGCCGCGAAAGCCATGTTTGACGGCGGGGCTACCGCGGTCTACACCTACCGCATGGGCAGCGGCGGGCAGTGCGCCAGCCTGATGCTCAAAGCGGGAGAGACCGATGCGGTGGCCGCTGCGGCGAAGCATCCCGGCACCCTCCCCCTGAGCCTGTCGCTCCTGCCCAAGGTCGGGGACAGCACAAAGAAGGAGGTCAGCGTCTACGCAGACGGTGCGCTCGTGGAGACCTTCCTCTTCGATACCGGGGAGGATGAGCCGAAAGCCCTGGCCCATGCTGGCCGGTACAGCAAGTATATCGACTTTGCCCTGGTGGCTGAGGCGGCGGGCAGTATGAATGCTGTGCTGGCTGCCTCCGGCGCTCTCGCTGGAGGTGAGGACCCCACCGTGACCAATGAGGACTACTCCAAAGCCTATGAGGCCCTGGAGTCGTTCTTCTATAACTGCATCGCCCTGGATGTGGACGACGATGAAAGCCTGTCCAAGACCCTGCTGCTCCAGGAATACTTGGACAACGCCCATCAGTTCGGCAAGCTGGCGATTGCTGTTGTGGGCGAGAAGGCCGGCATCCCCTTCGAGAACCGCATGAAGAATGCCCGGGCGCTGAACGATGAAAAGATGGTATACCTCGGCTCTGGCTGGACTACCACGGCTGGGGACATGGACGGCGTTTTGGCGATCTGCCGCACCGCTGGCCTGATTTCGGCTACCCCTGCCAATCAGGGTATTGTCCACACGGTGATTTCCGGGGCAACTGGATTGCTGGAATCCCTGACCTATGCCCAGTATGAGCAGGCCATCCAGAATGGTATGCTGCTGCCCTCCATGTCCAGTGATGGGTCTATCTGGTATGATTCCGGCATCAATACCCTGGTCAAGCTGGGAGACAACCAGGACGAGGGCTGGAAGAAGATCCGCCGGACCAAGACCCGCTTTGAGATGTTCGACCGCATGGACCGGGCGCTGCTGCCGAAGGTGGGCCGGGTCAACTGCGATTCGGACGGCATCGGCGACGTGATCCAGACCGGAAACCGGGTGTTGACGGCTATGGCCGATGAGCGGAAGATTCTGCCCGGCGCAAAGTTCGCTGTGGAGAGCTACGCCGCCGACAGTGCATGGTTCACCATCCAGGCAGACGATATCGACAGCCTGGAGAAAATTTATCTGCACTACCAGTTCCGCTTCTCGCAGGAGTAAAGGAGGCTTAACAGAGTATGAATAACACCCTCAACACCACCGAGTTGATGACCGGAAAAGACGGGCGGCTCTTCGTCGAGTGCGGCGGCGTCAATGTGTTCCTGGCGGAGATCAACACTTATTCCGTCAACATGAATGTGAACACAGTGGAGAAACAGCCGGTGGGTTCCATCCTGGTTCACAGTATTCCAACTGGCGTTACCTTCGAGCTGAGCTACACAGAGATGGTCGTCCGGGATGATCTTATCATGGCGCCGCTGCTTGAAGCCGTCCAAAATGGCAAGCTCCCGGTCTACAACTTTCAGGGTGTGGCCGAAAAGCCCGATGGGCAGGAGCAGCGTCTGGCATTCAACAACGCGGTTCCCAAGGGCACCTTTGGCTTGCAGTCTCTGACCCCTGGGGAGGTCATCGAGCGGGAGCACGCCTTCGCCCTGAACGCGATTCCGTCCTTCATCTCCTCTCTTGCGGCTACTTACTTGAAGCAATCTTAATGGCTGGGGAATCCCCCTCTTGGCTGGGCGCAAAAGCTATGCTATAATGAAAGAAACCAAGGAAAGGGGGATAAAACCATGCCGACCGATAGAGAAGCCGTGGAAATCAAGAAGGCAATGGCCTATGACCTGATCGACGTGATCGAGTCCAACAGCGAGAAAACAGGCTATACCCCGGAGGAAATCAAGGAAATCATCAAGGCTTATATTGCAGGGCTTGCTCAGAAATAAGTGAGTGAGTGAACAAATCAACACACCATCCCCGCCAACTTGGAAAAGCTGGCGGGGATTCTTTATGGAGGTTTTTCTTATGGATACCAACAAGCAGGAAAACGCGGCCGACGTCCTCGGCCTGAACAATGCCACAAACCGCAAGAGCGCGGAATATGACCTGGTGACTTCGCTGCTGGCCGCTGCGGACTTCCGCAACACTGCGGATGCCGTCACGCCGGTGGAGATTCGCCGGGGCGGAAAGTATTACTTCACCGTCCACATTCGCCCCATCAGTGAGGAAGAGGTCCGACAGGCCAGGAAGAAGGCCACCACCTATGGCAAGAACCCCCAGGGCGCGAAGTATCCCAAAATCGAGACGGACTTCAATTCCAGCCTGTTCAATTCCTGGTTGATCTATCTGGCGACTACAGACGAGGACCAGGAAAAGATTTGGGGCAACAAGGCTATCAAGGACCAGTACGGCTTGATGGAGAACGTGGAGAGCATTGACGTGCTGCTCCTCTTCGGTGAGAAGGCCGCGCTGTCTGACAAGGTCATAGAGATCAGCGGCCTGGACGATGAAACCCCTGACGATGAGGACCTGGCAAAAAAGTAATTGAGGGCAGTGACCTTGGCTACCTGCTCCATACCGCATACCAGAATCAAGGCACCGAACCCGGCGTGCTTATGGGCCTGCGCACCCACGCAGACCCCATCCCTGCCGGGGAACGGGCCTTTTTGCTTGCCTCGACCCGTCTGTCGCTGGAAGAGGGAGACACCCCGGTCAAAGTCCGCAATTTCGCCAAGCAGAAGAAAGGGGACGCACAATAAATGGGCGCAGCGATTGTCATTGATGTAGAAGCCCGATTTACGGACCACGTTTCCTCCAAGGCTGGCAAGGCGGAGGCGGTACTCAAGCGGCTGGAGCGCCACGCCAGGACCCTGGGGCGCACAAAAACTGCCCTGGTGCTGTCCGCGGTGGACCGGGCGACCTCTACCATCAATCGGGTGCAGAGTGCCGGCAAGCGGATCGCGGGGAAGGTATGGCGGGCCACGGTCACTGTCCTGGATAAGGCCACGGCCCCGCTGCGCAAAGTCTTTGGCCTGCTGCGAAGTCCCCTGCTGACGGCAGGGGTAATGCTGGGCATCGGCTTTGGCGCCCGGGACCTCTACGAAACCTACCACAACTTTGAAAGTGTGATGAGCCAGGTCCAGGCCATCAGCGGGGCCACGGCCCAGGAGATGGAATCCCTCAACGCCAAAGCCAAGGAGATGGGTTCCACCACAAAGTTTACCGCTGCCGAGGCCGGAGAAGCGTTTAGCTATATGGCTATGGCAGGGTGGAAAACGGCGGATATGCTGGGCGGCATTGAGGGCATCATGTCCCTGGCGGCGGCTTCCGGAGAGGACCTGGCTACGGCTTCGGATATCGTCACCGATGCACTGACGGCCTTCGGAATGAAAGCCTCGGACAGCGGGCGCTTTGCGGATGTCTTAGCCGCGGCGTCGGCCAATGCAAACACCAACGTTTCCCTCATGGGTGAGACATTCAAGTATGTCGGCACAGCGGCGGGCGCCCTGGGCTACTCTATTGAGGATGTAGCACTCATGACGGGACTTATGGCCAACACAGGCCTAAAAGGCAGCATGGCAGGCACATCCCTGAACAGCATCATCACTCGTCTGGCGACCAATACCAGAGGAGCCACAGATGCTGTCAAGGCCTTGGGTGTAGAGTTCTACAACCAGGACGGTTCTGCTCGGAAGCTATCGGACGTGATGGGCGAACTGCGTACCGCCACCGCCGATATGACAGCGGAGCAGAAGTCCTCCCTGGCAAAGACCGTGGCCGGGGTAGAGGCGCAGAAGGGCTTGCTGGCCATCCTGAACGCATCCGAGGCCGATTATAACAAGCTGGCCGACGCCATCAACAACGCCGAGGGGGCCGCAGCCCGTATGTCGGAGATCATGCAGGACAACCTCTCCGGCTCTGTCACAAAGCTGCAAAGTGCAGCGGAGGGAGTTAAAATTGCCCTTATGGAGAAAATCGCACCCTACCTGCGCCAGTTTGTGGACTGGCTGACGGCGCGAATGCCGGACATCCAGACGGGTGCGGAGCATTTGCTGGATATGGTTGTGGGCAAGGCCGAGAAAGTCCGGGCGACGATCCAGGAGTTTACCAGCAGCGATGAGTGGGCCAAGGCCGATTTTGCCGGGAAAATCAAGATCGCTTGGGATAAGCTCATTGCAGAACCGTTTTCCTCCTGGTGGTCTGCCTCCGGGGAAAGTATGCTGGTCTCCGGCGCGATGCAGATCGGGGAGGCCATCGGCCACGCCATCCTGTCGGCCATCCAGCTTGCCTTCCAGTCTCACCCCATCGCGGCGACATTGCTTACTGCCCTGGGGCTGTCCAATCTGCTGACCAGCGTTTTTGCCACGGTGGGGACCGTAAGCGCCGGGGCAAAGGCCCTGGCCGGCGCGCCCATCCTCGGGCGGCTGATCGGGTCCACCGGCACCGCTATGGTTGGTGGCTCTGGCATCCTGGGTGGGCTTGCCAATGCGGGCTATGCCTTGACTGGCGGCGCAGCGGTTTCCGGCCTGAGCGGCGCGGGCGCGGCCCTGCTGGGCGGCGGGGCAATTGCTGGCGGTGCAGTCGGCGGGATTGCCTTGCTTTCCGGACTGCGAGACCTAGCCCAAGGAAACGCGGAAGATAACCAAGGCAAGAAAGCCAGCGGTCTGTGGAAAACCGGAGGCGTAGTCACTGGCGCTGCCATCGGCGCACTGGTAGGCGGCCCTCTCGGGGCACTTCTGGGCGCTGGCATTGGCGGCGTGGCTGGCTGGATCAAGGGTGCTCACTCCGCCAAGAAATACACGGAGGCCGAGGAGGAAGCGGCCCGGGAGGCCGAGCGCTTGGCCCAAGCCAACCTTGCCGGCCACTTTGGCGATATCGCCCTCTCGGCTCAGGAGGTATCCCAAGCTGTGGATAACCTCTTTGGCGCGGACACCCTGGCCCAGGCCAACGGCGTGAACTCGGCCCTGCGGGATATGAACACCTCCTTCAGCGAGACCCAGGCCCGGAGCGCGGACTTGAAAAAGACCCTCTGGCTCAGCGCCCATACCTCGGGAGAGCTGGGCGCGGAGCAAGTCCAGGCGCTGAACAGTGCCACCCAGGCTTACACGGAGAGCGCGGGGCAATACTTAGAGGACGCCCGCTACGCTTCCGCCGCCTCCATCGAATACCTTTTGGGCAGCTCCGAAAAGGCCAAGGCGCTGTCGGAGCAGTCTGCAAAGAGCTATGAGAAGATGGGCGAGAAGCTGTCCACGCTGCGCGGTTCCCTGGAAGCGGCCATGTCCTCCGCCCTGAAGGACAACGTGATCTCCCTGGATGAGCAGGCGTCCATTGACACCATCCGCAGTCAGATCGACTCCATCACCCAGCAGATCGCCCAGGGAGATTTCGAGGCAGAGCTGAACATCATGCAGGCCAAGCTAAAGACCGGCGACCTGACCCCGGAGAGTTTCCAGCAGTACACCCAGGACGCCCGGGAGAAGCGCGGGGAACTGGATGATACCGCCTGGCAGTCCTATGGACAGGGCGTGAAGGGCCTGGATGAAAGCGGGCAGAATGCCCTCTTGAAGGGCACGCTGGACAAAACCAAGGAGAACCTGATCCGCCAGTCCGGCGTGGAGCTGGAGGCGATTTTGGGCCGCTACCGAAAGGACCTAGGCGCCCTGGGCGGCGAAGTCGGCACCATACTGGAGCAGTACACCACGCCCCAAATCGTGGAAGCCGCCGGGAAACTGTCCGAGGATACCCGAGGGGCGTTATCTCAGCTCCTGGAAGGGATGGCCCCGGACGTGGAGGCTGCAAAGACCTTGGCAGACCGCTACAAGGCCATCGGCGAGGCGGTCCCGGAGGGCTTACAGTCTTATCTCAAAAGCGCCGAATTTTACAGCGCCCTCTCCCAGGGGCAGGACGCGGTAAAAGCCCTGGTGCAGGACTGGAAGGTCAATGCCGATGTCCCCATAGAGCTGAACCCGCTCTTTGAGGATATGACCTCCCTTGCCTTTCGTGTGGATGCCAACGTGAATGCCAACTGGACCTATAATCAGTTCCAAGACGCTTGGATCAGTCCAGACAAGAAGTATTCCTTCAAGACCTCCGCTCTGGTTCAGGCAGGCTGGACCTACAACAAATTTGACTCTACATGGATTAGCCCGGATGGTTCCTATTCCTTCCATACCAACGTCAACGTGGGAACCAGCTATAACGTGGCGAAACGGTCCCTGGGAATGGGAGACTTCGGACTCAAGAGTTCCTATGCTTTCTCTCCTACTGTTACACTGACACCGAAAACCAGTGTCATTTCTCAGCCGAACCCGCTGCAGCTCCTGAACAGGGGCGGGGCTTACCGGGGCGGCCTGTTCGGCCCCAACGGACCCCAGGGCTTTTCCAATGGCGGCATGGTGCGGGGCGGTGCCCAGCTGATTACAGTGGCTGAGGAAGGCAACCCGGAAATGATTATCCCCCTCAGCAGCCAGCGCCGGGAACGGGGCCGGAAGCTGTGGGAGCGTGCCGGCCACTTGCTGGATATCCCCGGCTTCGCCCGCGGCGGGCTGGTAGGGGATACCGGGGAAAGCTGCTTGTCCTTCTCCAGAGACAATGATGTCGTTCCCATCAGCAGCAGTGGGGACACTGTGGTCCAGGTGGATATCGGCGGCATCTCCATTCACATTGATGCCAGCGGCAGTGACGGCGACCTGGCTGCGGCGGTCCGAGAGCAGAAAGACGCTATCGCTGAGGAAATCATCAGCGTGGTTGCCGATGCGCTGAAGGCCCAATTCGCCAACACCCCCAAGAGAGGAGGCGCGGCTTGATGGAGACTGACATCTACATCCGGGAGAAAAACGGGAGCCGGGAGATTCGTATCCCCTGGGTCCCGGAGCAGATCGAGTTTACTGCCAATGGGACGCGGTTCGCCTCCTACAACATCCTGGATAAGGGCGAGGTCAAGATACCCGCCGGGTCCAACCTCCACGGCTACAAGTGGAAGGGGACCCTTCCCGGCGCGGCAAATCCGGCTGCGCAGCTCCTGCGGGGCGATTGGGTAGACCCAAAAACCATCCAGGGAATCTGGAGCTGGTGGCGGGACACTGACACCCCGCTGTGCCTGTTGGTCACTGGGACGCCCATCAACCATGATGTCTATCTCTCTGATTACTCTGTGACCTATGAGGGCCCCTATGGCGATTATAACTACAGCATATCCTTCGTAGATGCCCGTGATATCGTGGTGAAAACAGTTGCCCAACAGCAGCAGGCCACACCGGCGTCGGCAGTACAGAATCCGGCGCCGGTGCGTGCGGAGACGCAGAGCACCACAACCTCTTATACCATCAAGAGTGGGGACAGCTTATGGGGGATCGCCCAGAAATTCTTAGGTGCGGGAAGCCGCTGGAAAGAGGTCTATACCCTGAATCAAGCGGTCCTGGACGCGGAGGCCAAAAAACACGGGAAAAAGCCCGGCGGGCCTTGGATATGGGCAGGCACGACCATCAAGATTCCAAATCAAGGGAAGTGAACAGTTATGGCGGGAACAAAAAAGGACCCGGAGTACACCGTGGCGCTCTACGACTGGAATCAGACCAACTACGACTTGTCTCCCGCGATCCTCAGCCTGTCCCTGCGGGAAAACAGCGGGCAGATCGCTCAGGCAGCTACGCTAAAGGTGGTCAATCGAAAGGTCGCGGGGAAACTCTTGACGAGCATCATCAACGTCCGCTGCCGTGTCGTCATCTATGCCAATGACGGAGAACGGCACGAGGAAGTGTTTCGCGGCTGGGTTTGGGATTTCTCGTATAGCAGCAGTAAGGAAAAAGAGATCACCATCATCTGTTATGATAATTTGATTTACTTCCAGCAGTCAGAAGAAAATACTTATTTTTCCTCTGGTCAAAGTACGAAGTCGATCTGTGAAACCTTATGCGGGAACTGGGGTGTGAAGCTGGACTACAAGTATGAGAGCATCACCCATGGAAAGCTCCCCCTCCGGGGGGCGCTTTCCGATCTCTTCCTTTCTGACATCCTGGACCCTGTGCGAAAGCAGACGGGCAAGAAATTTGTCATGCGTATGGTGAGGGATACGGTCCAAATCCTCCCGGTTGGCAGCAACGCTGTTGTCTATGACATCCTGGCCGCGCATAATGCCCTGGATACCAAGAGCAACCTCACAATGGATGATGTTGTGACAAAGGTTGTAATTCTTGGGAAAGAGGACAAGGAGGGCCGCAGCAAAGTAGAGGCCGCGGTGGAGGGCAACACGAAGCTGTACGGAACTCTTCAGAAGATAGAGACCAAAGATGAGGATACCACCCTTGCCGACGCGAAAAAGGAAGCCCAGGAGACCATCAAAGAGAAGGGCCAACCCAAGGCCAGCTATGAGGTCCGGGCGGTGGATATTCCATGGATGCGGAAGGGCGATAAGGTCAAGGTTCAGGCGGGAAACCTTTGGCGGGAGTACATCGTGACCGGCGTGTCCCGGGACATCGGAAAGGAGAAGATTATGACCTTAGCATTGGAGGATGTAACCTGATGGAAAGCAGCCTTGACCGTTTCGGGAATCTCCTGGCGGGCTTTGTCCGAGAAACACAAGCGGCTGGCAGTTCCCCTCCGCTGGAGCTTGGGACACTGAACGCCGATGGATCCCTGCTGGTGGACAGCCTCTCCCGGAGCATCCCAAAGGGCGAGTACATGGTGGGGCTCCACCTGCAAAGCGTCGTTGGCGGGGCCCTGCAGACGCACACAGCAACGCACACCCACGACGGGGGTACACACACGCATTCCGGCGGTGAACACGCTCAGGAGACAGGGAGCGGCGCTCACAGCCATAGCGGCGGGGCGCATACCCATGACGGGGGTGCGCATACCCACGGAATCCCGCGGACCTTGCGTGGGCTCCAAGGGGGAGACCGGGTGCTGGTAGCCTGGGTGGGTGTAGAGCCTATCGTTATAGACATTGTTGTGAGTAGCTAGAGAAGGGAGGGAACGCTGTGCCGGAATTATTTCCAAGCGGCTACGAGAACGAAATCACAGAGCTGTCCAGCTTGCAGGAAACGCGCAAAGTCGGCTACCGGCCCGGCCTGCGCTTTTCTTATGCCGCCGGGAAGCTCCAGCAAGACGGGAAGCAACGCATTCAGGACGCCCCCGGCGTGGAATCCTGGCGGAATTGGTGCTACAACTGCCTGATGACCCGGCGCTACCACCACCTGGCCTACTCCACGGATTTTGGCATCGAGGTAGAGGAGGCGTTTGCGGCTGAGTCCCGAGAAAAAGCGGAAAGCCTGCTCACCCGGCAGATCACCGAGGCCCTGCAGGCAGACCCATACGGACGGACCGATTATGTGGCTGACATCCGCTTTGACTGGTCTGCTCCAGATGCCGTGACGGTAACCGTAACGGTGCGAGGCATTGACAACGTAACCATTGATGTGACAGCCAACCTAAAGGGGGGATAAGCTATGGCATTGCCAGAGTTCTTGCAAAACAGAAGCGTAGATGCCATCCACAGAGAAATGCTGTCTCAGCTCCCAGCGGATCTGGACTGCTCTGAGGGAAATCACATCTACAACCTGACCAGGCCTGCCGCTATTGAGCTGGCCCGGCTGTGCGAATTCATTCTGCCTGATGTGCTGGAACTGATTTTTCCCCGGTCGGCCTTTGGTGAGTGGTTAGATTACCATGGGCAAATGCGCGGGCTGACGCGCCGTCCAGCCACGCAGGCTGCAGGGGAACTCACCATCACCGGCGCGGCGGGAACGGCTATCCCCGCTGGCAGTCAGTTCTCCACGGCGGCGGTGGATGATGTGCCATCGGTCTTTTATGAAACGATGGCTGCTGTGGAGATTCCGGGGAGCGGGACAGTAGATGTACCGATTCGCTGTGTGGAAGCGGGAACCGTTGGCAACACAAAGGCCGGGACTGTCATTTTGAAAGCTGCTAAAATTTCCGGCATCACCGCCGTCACAAATCCAGAGGCCGTCAGCGGCGGCACAGAGGAAGAGGACGACGAGAGCCTGCGGACTCGCATCATGGAGCTGGACGCGGCGAAGAGCGTTTCTTTCGTCGGGTCCGTCGCGGACTATAAGCGCTGGAGCAAGGAGGTTGCTGGCGTCGGTGAAGCCACGGTGATTCCCGCCCAGGATGACAGTGGTTTGGTTACTGTAGTCATCACGGACAGCAATGGAGACCCTGCCAATACGTCGCTATGTAATGCGGTCTATGACCACATCATGTCCCCTGGCAACCCGGAGCTGCGGTTTACGCCGCCCAACGCCCGCCTTTTGGTGACGCCGCCGGAGACAATCGCCCTGTCGATTTCCGCTGCCGTAACGATTGCTCAGGATTCCAGCATGGAGGCTGTCCTGGACAGTTTTTTGGCCCAAGCACAGGCATACCTTGCCACTGCTCGGGCAGATGGGGAAATCCGTTATACCCAGATTGGAAAGATTCTCGCTGGAACAAAAGGCGTCTACGACTATAGCGGCCTTGCGCTGAATGGGGATGTGTCGAACATCGACATCACCAAAACGCAGCTCCCCCAGATTAGCCGGGAGAGCGTCACGCTGACCCAGGGGGTGACAGTGTTTTGAGGTATGAAACGGAATGGACGCAAAAAATCCTCCAAAGCCCCAGTGCTCAGCGGATGGTTGACTACATCTCCCCTATTTATGGGGAGGACTACTTAGCCCTATGGCTGTTCGAGATCATGGGACGGGCTTTAGACGGCGTGGAGGAAGTCGGTAATTCGTTATGGGACCAGACAGTTCCTCAAACCGCCACCTGGGCGCTGCCGTACTGGGAGGAGGAGTATGGGGCTGTGCCAGACCCGTCCTGGACCATAGCACAGCGACAAGCGAATATGCTGGCGCGGATACAATATACCGCTCCGGTAAATCCGACAAAGTTGGCTGGGTTGGTGTCTGCGGCGGCAGGTGTACCCTGTGACATTGTTGAAAACGTGTCAAAGAATACATTTCACGTTATCCTGCATGATGCCTCAGAAACAATGGGCCGGGTACGGCGCGTGCTGGACGAAACAAAACCGGCACATTTGATCCCGAAATTCATCACGCAGATTGAAATAAGATTCCCCAATCCCCCAGACTGTTTCTTACTCCGCAAGCTATCTATGGCCTACCGCTTCCGCAGCTACGGCGGGGCGTTTATCCTGCTGGACGGGGCACGCCGCCCGGACGCGCGACGGGAGGCGAGCGCGGCGGCGGCCAGCGGGCG